TTCCCTATATTCAGACGCTTATCTTGATGACATTATTGACACTAGCGAAAATATCATCCTTCCAATGCTGGTTACTTATTCATCCAGCGTCGCTAAAGTTAAATTAGAAAATAATATTGCTTATTATGAAACCGCAACGCCTCACGAATTTAGCGTAGGCCAATCAGTCATAGTTACTGGCTGCGGTTCGCCTTTTAATGCCACCGTTACAGTTACCGACGACGAATTGACTCAATATGTATTCAGCGCAGCTATTACTAATGCAGATGTGGTTGAAAAACACATCATCCCAGCCGGAAAGGCTACGCTCTCTGGAGCGTCAACCTATGTCGGTAATCCCAATGTCGAGTCTGCAGTTTTGGCAACAGCCGTTGAAGTATTCCAATCAAGAACAGCAGCCGGCGGACAAATAGAAGGAATTGACTTTACAGTTAGTCCCTATCGTCTAGGTCGCTCACTATTTAACAGAATTTCAGGATTACTCGGCCCATATATTGATACCGAAACAATGGTTGGATAATGTCAGCCAGCACAATTTCAGGAGATGTAAGAGGCGCAATTAAAACGGCTTTGGCTTCCGTTACTGCTAACGTTTACGATCACGTCCCTGAATCACCTATTGTTCCAGCGGTCGTTATAGTTCCCGATTCGCCTTATATGGAATTAGAGTTAATTGGCAAAAGCACAACTCGCGTTAAATTGAATTACACAATTAGCGCTGCAGTTGCTTACCTATCAAATCCAGCATCACTCGACAATCTCGAGAAACTGGTAATTAGTATTCTTGGGGCTTTAAATGGCTCTAAGTATGAGTTATCAACGGTCGAAAGACCAACGGTTACTCAAGTCGGAACGACTAACCTATTAGTCTCCGATATTCGCTTGAGCGTCCGCTACGAGCAAACTTCTTAAGGAGAAAAATGGCAACGACAGTAATTACCGGTCGCGACGTCACTTTCACGTTGGACTCTGCGTCCTACGATGCTCAGGCGACTTCCGCGACTCTTTCCTGCGAAACCATAATCGAGACTTATCAGACTCTCGATGGTCGCGCATATAAATCCGTTGATAAGCAATGGACATTCACAATCGAACTATTGCAGGATTGGGGCGCAGCTTCATCCTTGTTCGAGGCAATGTGGGCAGATGCAGAATCAGCACCTAACACAGCACTTAACGTTAGCTTTACTGCCGTAACCGGTGCAGTATTCGCTTTCACCGTATTACCAATCTTCCCAAGCGCTGGCGGAGCTGCTCCCGGAGCACTCACCGATACTTGGACAATGACAGTAATCGGCACACCAACAGAGACCTTTAGTTAAAATAGATCGGAGCATCGGGAGCAATGAAATTACAACTAACAATTAAATACACGAACGGCGAACTCGAGACTTATACCGCTGGACTTCCAGAGTGGGCTAAGTGGGAACGCAAGACCGGGAAGTCAATCTACAAGATGACCGATATAAAGGAATATCAGCAGACCGACTTCTTATTCTTGGCTCACGCAGCTTACGTTAGAAGTTCAGCAGGTAAGCCAACTAAGAGTTACGAAGTATGGGAACTTACGGTTGATGAATTAATCCTCGGAGACCCTGAAGACCCAAAAGCCATCCAGCCGGAAGCCTAAACCGACTCTTAATTGAGTTGGCAATAGCGACCGGAATCCCGATGAATAATTGGGATAACTTGGAAGATGTATTAACCGCGATTGAATTCTTAAAGGAGCGAAGTGAGCGAGGAAGGTCTTAGCGCATATTCACAGCGCGAACTTCGCCAACTCGCTAAGGCGTTCTCGCTTATGGGAGATGATGCAGTTGAGGAATCTAAACGAATTGCCGGAACGCTGGCGGAATATGCTACGAAGGAAATACAGTCGGCTGCTTATCGTCGCACTAAAGCGGCTGGAGCAGTTAGACGCGTTGCCGACGGAGCTAAAGTCTCAAAGTCGTCCAAGACCGGGCGAATTGACATCGGTTTCGCCTCTCAGCGTTTATCTGGCGGTGGCAATACACAAAAACTCTGGGCAGGTCTTGAATTCGGATCTAATCGTTATAAACAATTCCCAAGTTACTCCGGCAGAGTTGGTCGAGGCTCTCGAGGCTGGTTTATTTATCCAACCCTTCGCGAGATTCAGCCTGAATTAACTAAGAAGTGGGAAGCAGTTGCAGACGATATTGTCAAAAGGTGGGCTAACTAATGGCTAGAGATTATAGAACGCTTAAGTTAGAAATCCTTGCCGAGACTAAGCAATTCGTCGCGGATATGAAGAAGTCCGAAACTCAGGTCGAGGGTTTCGGTGGCAAGATGGAGAAGTTCGGCAAGATGGCCGCAGCCGCTTTTGCCGCAGCTGCGGCAGCAGCCGTAGCCTACGCCGGTAAGTTAGCCGTTGATGGCGTTAAAGCAGCCATCGAAGATGAAGCAGCACAGATTCGGTTAGCCAATGCGCTTAAGAACGTAACAAACGCTACTAACTCACAAATCAGCGCAGTCGAGAAACAAATCGGCCAAATGTCTTTAGCCTTTGGCGTAGCCGACGATCAACTGCGTCCAGCGTTCCAGAGATTAGCAACAGCAACCGGAGACCTAAGCGAAGCGCAAGACGGACTTAGATTAGCTCTTGATATTAGCGCGGCTACTGGTAAATCAGTTGAAGCAGTATCTAACGCATTAGGTAAAGCCTACGAAGGTAACACCGGCGCTCTTGCTCGTTTAGGTATTGGCCTATCAACTGCCGAAATGAAGTCTCTTGGCTTAGACGGCACAATGAAGCAATTAGCCGAAACTTTCGGCGGTGCTGCTACTGCTCAAGCCAACACTTTGGAAGGCCAGATACAAAGATTACGGATTGGTTTTGATGAAGCAAAAGAATCCGTAGGCGCTGCATTATTGCCAGCGGTTAAGGCGTTTCTTGATTACATAATGAACAGATTTATCCCGATGTTAATTGAAGCTAAAGATAAGGCGTTAGCGCCTATTCAAAAGGCTTTTGAGGATAACAAAGAAGCCATTATGGATCTATGGCAATTTACCAAAGATTACTTAGTTCCTTTATTCGAGTTTACTTTAGTTAGGGCTATTGAAAATACTGGTAAAGCCGTAGGCTCAGTTATTAACATTATTGGAAATGTTGTTGATGGAATAAAATCATTAGTTAGAACAGCCGTTGACGCAATTAACACTTTAATAAACGCCTACAACGCAATCCCATTTTTAAATAACGTTGGCAATATTCAGCTTCCATCCTTTGCAACTTCTTCAGGTGGGGTAGGTATGCAACGAGTAACCGCAGGTGCTACATCAACCGGCGGAGCATTAAGCGCAATAGTCGGCGGATTAGGTTCTTCAATTTCAGGATTGAGTTCTTCAGTATCAGGATCATCTAAAGGCGGTAAAGGCGGTTCTGCAGCTTCTAAAGCGCTTGCACAAATTGAAGCGGACTTTGCCAAAGTTAATGAGTTAATGCGATTACTTACTGGTGAGCCAGCGCCTACCGTTGCACCTATGGGTGCAGTCAGCCGAGGCGAATATTCAGGCGGAGTAACCGTCGTTGTGAATGCTCCAAGCATCATAGATGAGAACGGATTTACCCGAGCGGTCGTTGATGCGCTCAATAGCGTTGAAAGAAGACAGGCCGGCGGAGCTAGCGCGTTAGTTGGATTATGACGCTTTGGAATCCTCAATACCGCGTAAAGGTAAACGGCTACACAGTAACCGGCGCTACCCTTGCCGGTTTAACAATTACCAGCGGTCGGACTGATATCTATGCTCAGCCTCAAGCTGGCTATTGCCAATTATCATTATTAGAGACAAACGAATCTTCGGTGGCTTATGAAATCAATATGCCACTAACCGTTGAAGTTAAAAATTCGGCTGGGGTTTATGTTTATTTATTCGGTGGCTTTATATCTGATTTAGGAATTGAAGTAGCCAGCAGCGGATCTACCGCCTTAAGCCAACGAATCAATATAACAGCCGTCGGGGCGTTAGCTCGATTGGCTAGAGCTACTTATGAAGGCAATATTGCAAGTGACCAAGACGGCGACCAGATTTATTCAATTCTCTCTGGAGTTCTCTTTGATACTTGGAGTGAAGTTCCAGCAGCTACAACTTGGGCTACTTATGATCCGACGATTACTTGGGCAAATGCTCAAAACTCAGGATTAGGGGAAATAGACCGCCCGGGTGATTATGACTTAGACAGCCAAAATGGCGTTCTAAGTGATGTTTATTCTTTAGTTAGCCGACTAGCCACTTCAGGCCTTGGCTATATTTACGAAGACGCGCAAGGTCGAATCGGTTATGCCGATAGCACTCACCGAGGCGAATATTTATCAGC